TGTCAGAATTTTTTTATGGGACATAATCGGTTGCGGTTGCCGGCAGACCGCCGAACCGAACCCCCTCCCCCCCTGTCTGAGGCAAAAATTTGTATGTGATTTCTGACAAAAGATAAAATATGTTATGTTTTACCTATTTTTATGTGTAGTATGACACATTAGGTTGCGTAAAATAGTGATTATGTCTAATTGTGCTTGCCTGATCCCTACTTTAAAATACTTTCTCAAATTATCTCACCGATTGATTTTATGCCTACTAAAAGACCGAGAGTATACCAGCGAGCAGAGAACCTTCCGGCAAACTTGAAGACCGAGGAAGCTTGTCCAAACATCTTCACAGGACAAAAGTTCTTCGATCAAAGACCACAGGATTATGCCCTGGTTGTTAAAATGTTGGCAGAAGGATCGACAATCAAACAGATATGCAAAACCTGTAAAGTTTCACCGCATACCATAGCTATTGTTAAATCCCGTGAAGGAGATACCCTGAAGGAGTCTAAAAAGCATTTACGATCCTTAATTGGCACTGCGACCCATCTTGCCGTAGAAAAGCTTATTACGAAGCTTAATGACGATGAAATCCCATCAGGTGTTCTCCCAATCGCCACAGGCATCCTAATCGATAAGCATCGCCAGTATGAAGGCGAGCCGACTCAAACCATCGAGGTAAAGAAATCTTTGAGCCTGGACGAGATCCGAGCCGAGCTTGCCAACCTTAAAGATGAGAAGGTGGTCGATGCTGAGGTTTCGGATGTAGAGACATCCGCCTGACCTGCAATCCTTGGATTGCCAGCTTGTCAGGTTGGCTGTGTCAGATATGTTATCCATCAAGCAGTATAGGCAGGCTAAGAAGTTATCAGTAGGTCAAGTGGTTGACGAGTTAGCTGATAAGCTACCGAAGCCTAATCCACAGGAATAGCGTTTAAAGCCCCGTAGAGGACGCTGAGAGCGTTTTTGTACACCAGCGAGTCCTCTGACTCCTATTCACCCGACAAAAGCCTTTTACGAGCACAGGGTTCTTTCCTATTATTCTCCTCCTCCGAGTGAGTAGTTGTACGATGTATGCTTTCATTCGATTTAACTAGTCGTCGCTTTTATGGCTAGGCAAGTGTAGTAGTTGTGCCCGGCAGGGCGGGCAACTACTACCTCTAGCCTTTTAGGGGTAGTAGTCGTTGTTTATATATAAGGCGACGACTACTACTTTTGAGACAGAGTTGAGACACTAATCTTTCTTATAAATGTAGATGTTTTCGAGACCTTTTCCCCTCTTTTGTACAATAATATTTTCATCCTTTTTTATAATATTTCTGATAGTATCGGGATGAATTTCTTCACCTGTTTTCTCCTCGAGCTTCAATTTTAGATTATTCAGACCCATAATCGAATTAATTTTAAGCAACTCGATGAGAGCATCGGACAGTTTATTCAGGCGATCTTTTTTGGCTTTCGTCTGCCCAGGCTTTCGGAGTTTGGGTTCGAGGTCGGGCTTGTGGATAAAGTTTGGCCAAGAAAATTCTACCACTTGGGGGGAGGGAGTCGGAAAGTCTCGGAGGGTGGCCTCGAGCACCAGGTGATCCTCTTCTTCGTGGGGGGTAAGGGTAAGGATGGCATCGGGATCACGGGCAAACACGCCTGACCCTGATGCCCGGTCGATATGGTCCGTGTCAGACTTGTTTCCTTTGGAGAAGTGGTGGGCATAGACGAAGGAGCAGTCGAGTCTTTCGGAGAACTTCTCCATTCGGTTTACGACTTCGGAGATAGCACCGGCATCATTTTCATCGGCTCCAGTGGCGAGCTTATAGAAGGGATCTACGATTACGAGATCAGGGCGGTGGTTCTCGAGGTCTTCGATGTGATGTACGAGGTCTTCAAGGGTACGGGACTGGCCTCGTAGGGAGCAGTACATAAAGTTTTGATTCTTGGGATCATACTGGTCATTCGCATTGACCATCTCGGCAATCCGGCGGGCGGCAATGCGTTTTTTAAGTTCAAAGTCGAGGTAGATAACTTTCGAGGTGGCTGTGCGATGGCCTAACCAAGTGGACCCGTTGGCGGCGGCTAGGCCGAGGTGTAGGAGGGAGAGGGTTTTACCTGCTTTGGATGAGCCTGAGATGATCATCTTGGAGCCTTTATGGAGGACACCCTCGATCACCTGCTTGGGCATGGGATCGGTGTTATGGGTCATCATCTGCTCGAGGGATAGGAACTTGGGTGGAGGGAGCGGATCATCGATTGCTATGGAGTAGGCAGTGGGCGGTGAATCCTGTTCGGTATGGGTTGGGTAATCGATCTTGCCCTTGGAGGCGAGGTATCGGTCCACCTCATCCACATCGGCGAGCACTTCGGGTGTTAGGTAGTCTTCTCTTCTGGCCATGTTATGTTGTTATTTATGTTTTGTTTTAATTAATATGATAATATCGGGTTTAAAGGTATCGGGATCGCGGATGATCAGGACGGAGTTCTCATCATCCATCTGATCGGCAAAGTGGCAGGCTTCCTTTACGGGAACGCCTAGATTAATAAATCGTCTTGCGATCATTTTTTTGAGGAAGAACTTGTGGATCATTTCAGACCCCACACATCCCTTCGCATTCTGCCATAAAGTCCCATGTGAGTTGGCCTTTGTCCTCGTCTGAATCAAAGTCGATCTCATCAAGTGGTTTGCATGAACGATGGAGATAGGCTTCCATTTTCATCGCTTTATCTTGTTTTGATAATTCTGTTATTTGTTTATCAAACAAAATAGCTTTTTTAAAAAACAAGGGTTCATCGTTTCGCAATCTTCTCCACTCTTCATCACTATGAAACGGGCAGTAATAACAGGCAGAGCGTGGAGGTTCAGGATAACCATTCTTTTTCATCCATTGCTTACAATGATGCCTATGCATTTGTAGTTCGATCAATGGATACCTTAATTGAGTCCAGGGCTTCCTAGACTCTTTCATCCTCTGTAATTCATCGTAAGAAATTCCAATCCATTGAGTAACTTTTAAGTCTTTCTCACCTCGCTTGATGTTCGCTATTTCTTCGATCTTTTTCTCTATGGGCCTAATTTTGTAGTCAGCAGTACAACTGCGGCCAAGTGCGGCTACGATTTCACCATCAGGCATTTTGCCAAACACAGGAATGATCCGCTTCATGTATTTCTCGCCCTCTTTGTAATTCTTGGCTTTAGCTGTAGCAATGGCGGGGGTTAAAGACTTCTCGGTAAGACTACCCTTGGTTACTCGATAAACAGGAAATGGAAGTTCTTTCTCAAGCCAATCTAACCACTCATAAACAGAATCAGGTTCTGCTTGTGTATCTGCAAAGATCGCACAATCAGGCATCGGTGTAATCTCACCCTTTGCCGCCATTAACGCCATTGTGGATGATTGCACACCCGCTCCTAAATTAATTACATTAATCATAAATTCAATCCTTCCAAAAGATGATCGGCTGGGCGGCTGGCAGGCTGGCCTCTTTGCGGCGGGTTCCCCAGGGTAGCCGGCAAAGTTGGTTCATTAGTTTAAATCGTGGATCTCCACCGAGTTTTTGGGATAGTTCGAGAAATGCCTTCTTATTGCCGGGAGTCCATTTGAACCAGGCATGGAGGGATTTACCTCCTGAATTTACGATCATCTTGAGTTCCGCCTCATTCTCGAGTCGCTTGATCAGGCCAAGCTGTTGCTCGAAGGTCAGGGATGGATCATCTGTTTCGTGGAGCAGATATTTTCGTCCGAGCACCTGAGATTCTGATCGGTTGGTCGCTTCGGCGGGGAAAGTGTTATAGGTGATGAACTGGTATTGGGAGAGATCGGGTTGAGCGATCCAATCGGATGCGGATAGTAGCCTGCCCTTCTCGGCCACCTGACGCTGTATAAATATATACTCGGATGGATCGAAGAGTTTGCTGACCGCTTCACCGGCATTCATTGGAATGGGGTCTGACTTGATGGTGTATTTCTCGAACAGCCCTGCTTCGCCTAGATTCTGTTCCTTGAGGGAAGGATCGGGCTGAGTGACCTTGATCGGGTTGGAGGGTATGTGAGGGCTATTATGGCGGTCGTAGGCTCCCTTAACGGCGTTCCTGACCTCGGAAGGTTGGTTGGGCCGATGGGATACATTTCGGAGGATATGCTCAACTGCCCGTTCCGCCTCACTCGCATCATCGATATGCCTGGTCACCACGAGGGCGAGTCGCAGGATGATATCATGGTGAGACAGTGTACCTGCTGGCAGATTCTCGAGGCATCTGCGAAGATCTCCTTTCAGGGTGGCCATTATTCTTCTGCGAGTAGTCGGGCGATCTGCTCAGTGATTTTCATCATCGCCCCTCGTTCAATCTTGGAGATGGTTTCACGGGCAACGCCTGCTTTTCGTGCGATTTCATCCTGAGTAAATCCGGCATGATCGGATGGGACCGAGCGAAGCATTTGTTTGAGCCTCGCATCGGTCGCCATCTTTCGAACGGAGTTATTCTGTCTCCTCTCCTTCGTCATCCACAGTCACCCATTTATCGATGAAATACTTTGGCAGTCCCGCCTCGGAGACATGGAGATCATTCTCGTCCGGCTCATGTCCCTTCCTTGAAATATGAACGATCTGTGTCAGGATTTCATGCCTGTTACCTAATCGCCTGATCGCCCAAGCCTCATTGGCAAAACGAATGTCATCGAATATGATTAACCGCCTACCCAGGTGATCCTCGGCCTGTCGCATGGCGGCATCCACCCATATGTTCGCATAGATTGATTCCCTGCCCCATTCGGTTCCGAGTGACTGAAGCATCCGCCTGACAGTTATCCCATCGGGAAAGCCTGGAATGGGTTCCTCCTTTTTCTCCAGCCAAGCGGGATGCGGTAGGATTACCTTGAGCATCTCCTTAATCGGGGTGGCGAATGACAGGATGGCGGCTCCATCGAATGATTTGGCGTAGGTGCTTTTACCCACTCCCTTGGGACCGCAAAGGCCGATTATTTTAGGTGCTGGGTAGGTCATAGGATCGCTATAAAGAAGGATATAATCGTCCATGCGAAGGCGAGTATCGCCAGTCCGAATAGGATGTAATGGAGTGGGTGGAGTTTCATGGGACTAGAACCTTTGGCATCTTTTCGGGAATGCGAAAAAGTTTGGACTTTTGATTCTTAATCCACTTATTCCATGTAGCGATACCGCCAAAGAACATGGTATGATGGGTGATCGCTTGTGCTCCTGGACTGCAAAGCCTTTTCAAATTTAAAAGGTGTTTGCGGAAAGCAAATACAGGATCATCCTCTTTTAATTCTAAACCTTTGAATAATCGGTCTACTATAAAAGTATCAACCTTTGCATGGTCGGCGTTCTTGAGTTTTCTTCTGATTACATAGTGAAGAGCCGCAGTGCTGGCAGGAGGTATCTTGAAGTATTTCTGATTATTATGAATCTGTGCTACAGAGTATTCAATGTCGGGATATTTTGCTAAGACATCTAGAATTTCGTAAGTAGGAATAATAACACGGGTGTTTCCACCGATACCTTTAGGAAGACCAGTGCTTGAGTTTATTTTCTCCATTAGTTGCAAACAGGCACTAAGCGAGTTGGCATACTTCTTTCCATGCTTGCTTAATATATCGCCATTAGTTCTTTTTTTTCCGATGTCAAAAACCGCAAAAGTATCAGGATCATCGTGGTAATATATTGTACCTTCAAAGGTGCATCCCGACAGGATACTTGCCATCATGCGATGTTGCCCATCATCGAGCCTGCCATTGCAAAAGGAAATTTGTGATGAAGGTTTCCATCTTCCATCCTCCATTGCCTTTGCATACAATTTTGCAGTGCTTAAATGTATTGGTCGATTGCCAACTCTTTCGTTGAATATTTTTTCTGCTGTGGTTGGTGGAATGATGGCAATTCGATTACCATCACGCATTTCCGTTTTGATATTATATGTTGTGTCCATGTTGTTAGTAGTGGTTTTTGATCTCTCCTTCTGCCGCCAAGGGGAGTCCCTGGTAGTTCGGAGATTCTTGGGTTAGTAGTTGTAGTAAAAGGTCTAGTGCCGCCTGTCCCTCGTCCACGCCTACCTCTAGGCAGATACTGTCGTGGACATGGAGACAGACGGGCAAGCCGGCGGCCTCGATTCGGATGAGGGCATCGGCAAATATGGATCGGGCGGTTGCCTGCACGATGTTTTGAAAGAGTCTAGCCCCGTAGATTTTTACCGGCTCATATCCTCGGGTAGTCGAGGCATAGAGATCCCCGTCCTTTTCGTGGGCATTAAAATAGCGGACGGGTACACCGCATCGTGTTTCAAATGTGATACACTCGGGTGTCTCCTTCATCCATTCTCGGAATTGTTCCTCCATTTTAGACCAGGCGAGCATGACATCAGGATTCTGTGCTCGGTAGAGAAGCACCTGTTCATTCGCCTGTGATTCGGTCATGTTCACCCCGTAGCTTTTTGCTACCTCGATAAATTTCTTAGGACCACATCCATAGCCCAATCCCAGCAGTCTCGCCTTGCATAGCTTTCTCATTTCAGGGGCAAGCTCGGCCATAGGTTCATCCTCCTTATATAGTTTGGATGCTCGGCCATGTGCCTCGTAGATATCGATTCCTCCACGGACTAGGCCGAGGAAATCAAGATCGCCTACCAGGTACGCAATCACGCGCGGTTCGATCTGAGATAAGTCGGCTGATACTAAGACCCGACCGGCGGGAGCCTTGAGGCATTGTCTTGCGGAGATGTCACCGATTCCATCGTTAGGGATCGCCTGGAAGTTGATGACACCTCCACCACTCCATCGTTTCGTATGAGGAGCACCGCAGTACTTCAGACGGGTAGGAACCCGCCGGTCGGATCGTTGACCCATCAGTAGTTTTTCGAATGTTTGATTGGCTAAGTTAGCCTGTCTCCATTCAGTTGTTTGTTTCGGAGTTTCCTCTAAAATTTTATCTGTCTTATCGATGAACTGCTGACAGAGCGGACCATCAATTGCCAATCCTCTTGAAGCGATTCGGCGGGTCAGGGATGACAGTAATCTCTCCTTTTCGGGGAAGCCGATGTCCAGTTCCTGATATACACGCAAACAGGCTCGGCTGTCCTCGAGGGCATAGTTTATAAATGTCTGATTTGATTGAATCTCCTCCACCGATAAGCCTGCCATCTGCTCGCGGGCATCCTTCGATAATTCCTCGTTGAATAGTTCCTTGACCGCACCGGCAAGGGATCGGGGTAGCTGGTGATACGATGCCATGTCTGCTGTACATATCCAATCAGCAGGCATAAACTCGGGCATCTGTCCCTTGAAGATTGCCGCCCTTGCACAGACCGAATCAAACTCAGCATTGTGGGAGATTAGGGTATGTCCATTCAATCGCTCGACCGGCAACTTCTGTGGCTCCCCTACCCACTCAAATCCATCCTCTGCTACAATGGATACCAGGGTGACTCGAAAGTCAGGATGCTTCACATATCGGTCGAGTCCGATCTTGGCGACTGAGTAACGCTTGGTCCAATAGGTTTCTAGGTCGAAAGCGACAATCATGTAACCTCCCTTAGAAGTGTCTGTGCTGAAAGGATCGCATTCTCGAGGTGAGGGTAAGTAGTCTCAGGAAGATCCCTGTCGATCTTTACCCGCCAGGCAAACTCCTCATGGTCGAGCCAAATGTCCGCCTGCCTTGCCCCCACTTTGACGATTATCTTTTCCCCTCGGGGTAGACCTATACCCATTTTATATTCGATATTCATGGGCATCCAAAAGGGCATCTCCCGTGGCCTTTTTGAGGGCAGGAAATACCTGGTATGTGATCAGGGTGCGGGTTCTTTTTCGCACATCCAACCAGTGCGATCAGTGCTATTATTATTATTGCTTTCATAAGTGTAAAAAGAGCAACCCTAGCCCACCGAGTGTCGTGGAGGTATCCCTCGTTTGCCTATCGCCTTGCGGCCAAAAACTAGGGTTGCTCTAAAAGTCATTGCGATTTGTTTTTGATTTCCTGTTCCACTAATTTCAGGAATTTGATAAGAGGCTTTTTGTGTAAGTCTCGTATTCTTGCACATCCTATTTGGGCGGCTAAAATACTGACTCGCTCCATAGCATCATCGACCTGCTTGATAGTAATCTTCCCCATATTTTTTATCCTTCCTCTTAAATTCAAACTCTCGAGGCAGGGGCATCACCCTCGGATCATTCGTCCGATACTTCCGCCCGTGCTCATCGATACTGAGCCGATTCTGCGACCAAAAGTATGCCCATGCCCTTTGCATCTCCTCAGTCGAAGGAAACATGCCATCGTAGATGCTTCTCCTCTTCGGTGCTTCACCCCAGTTGTCAGGACCCATGATTCCTTGGATCGTAGTTCTTGAGAGATCTCCATAACTGACAGAGTGCGGTGAAATCGACCCATGCCTTGGCTAGGTCTTCGGGAGAATATTTGATCACCTCAAAGCGACCAGGTTCAGTCGAACTGATGTAGCAGTTGGCTCCATGAACGCTATGCCCCAACACCGCTTCCTCGCCCCAATAGGTTGCGGCATAGGCCGCTATCTGATGAATCTGAAAATCGTAGCTGGTTACCTTGACCTTTGGCTTTGTCTTGCGAGTCTTCCAATCCAATATGAATTTGGAATCCTCAACCCCTTGCCCGACTATATCGACTGTGCCGGCAAATCCGTGGTTTGTGTTTACCAGCATCTTCTCAAATTCGATGAAATTTAAGCTATGCTCCTGTTTCCAATCCAAGGCAGGTTGTATATACTCTAAGAGTTCGTCAGGTATGTGCTGACCTGTAAAATAAGCCTCAATCGCATCATGGACTTTCGTCCCAAAATCTGCCGCCTCCTCCACAGGCTTTTCATGCTCAACTAAGCATCGGTCTGCATATCGTTCGTAACTTTCCCCGTCTTGTGCGGGATTATCATATGCTATACGAAGAAGCTGATCCTGTTTCCATCGCTCTAATCCAGGCTTGGCAAACAGTCCTAGCAGGGTTGTAACCGATGGAAATAGCCCATGTTTCTTGGCATCTCGCAGAGTGGTATTTCGTTCGCCGTCACCCTTTGCCAAGGGCACTGTATGCATGGCTTTCCCCTCTCGGGTGTACCAATGGCCACCGCTTCCCCTCTTAGGCTTTTGTGTTAAAATAGCCACGGATTACCTCCTTCCCGCATCGGTATAAAAAGTAAATCAGGTGGATTGTTCGCTTAATGTAAATCATAATGCTTGCTCCATTTTTTTCATATAATCAGTTACATGGTAGTCGCCATAGCCGAGACGATCCCTGATCGAACAGAAGGAAAAAACCATACAGGCATGATGCCGGTCGAATATCTTTCCTAGCTCGACATATGTTCGTCCAGGTCGGGCTAAATAAACCGCGATCTGTCTGACTGTTGCCAGTGGTTGTTTACGATCTCGACCAAGAATATCATCCTTGGTAAAGCCAACCTTTTCGACTGCTTCAAAGATTTCGTCTAAATCTTTCATGTGATCATATCGATGACTACGGCGAGCCATCCTACTGCTAATAAAATTATTGGGTTCATGTTGTCTTGGGGTTAGTGGGGAGTGATCGGGAGAAAATACAAAAAACCGATCACCCCCCATGTGTGTGTTTATGGAACGATCAGAACGGAACGCTCTGAGAAGGTTGTGAAAACATTTGTGTTTGTGCCGGCTGAACTGTCTGCGGTTGCTCGACTGTTACAGTGGTAGTCGCCTGTGGGGCAGGCTGAACAGGCTGAACAGGTTGTACGGGTTGCTGTACAACAGCGGGAGCCGGTTGAACGGGAGCAGGAGATCCGCCTGGTATCGTAAAGTTCGATGCCTGTGGAACCTGTGCCTCCATCCCTGCCATTACTGGAGTTACCGAAGTGATATCGGAATATGTCCTACCCTTTTGTGAAGTCTTTTCCACGATGTTAATC